TAGGCCATACGACACTATCTAAATCAGAATATGTATCTGTAATATCTCTAAGTGCCTGACGGTATGTTGCCCATGCAGCATCGTTTGTTAGAGTAACATCTCTACTCTGTGTCCAATCTGTTTCTGCAAGAAGTCCATTACGAACTTCTCTTACTTGATTGAGAGGTTCAGCAGCAACCAGTTCATCATACTTTGTTTGAATCTGTGACCATGTAATACCAAAATCAGCTGTATTGGATGACCACCCACCAGAACTATCTGCTTTTCTAAACATTGAATTAAATTCAGATTCATTCGTTGGTTCACCACGAAGTTCCCATTCAGAAATACCTAGAGCTATAATTGCATCAGAAATATAAATCATGCTTTTATCTCCATAATTATAAGTTTGTGATGAGCACCATTTCCTATTCTGAATGTTCCACTAACTTGATTAATGATTGCAATACCATAATATCTTTGTCCAGACATTGAATTGTGTGTTGCGTCAGACAGAGTAGAGAAAACTTGGATATTACCAGTATGAGATTCTGCTTCATAGTTCTCACCTCTACCATATTCACTACAAATTCTTACAAATTCTTGAGAATATTGATTTGCAGTAGCACCATAATAAACTCTAGCAAAAGCACGACCAGTAGCAATATCACATTCTCCAAGTTGTGCGTAAATTAAAATTTTATTACTATCAGATATAGGTGTAAATGTAGTTTCGCAGAGTTCTGTATATGAACTCGTTGAACTATTAGTATGAAGGCTGCTATCACTCACAACAACAGTCTGAACAACTGAACCAGTAGGAACTTGTGCGGCTGGTAATGTTCCAGTTGTAAGTTTAGATGCAGAAATACCAGAGGCAACTTCTGTATTACCAACAGCACCAGCTGCAATTAGTGACTGTGTAATTGCATCAGTAACAATCTTTGCAGTAGAGATAGTTCCATCAGCAGGAATAACTGAACTCTCAACTGTTCCAGCAATATGAAGAACATAGAAGTTCAATCCACTCGCTGGTGCGGCAGTCATAGTAAGAGTTGTTCCCGAAACAGAATAAGCGTCAGTAGGTTCTTGGCGAACATTACCTACGAACACTGCGATATCGTTTGAGTTTGCAACCTGTTTACTAAGAGTAAATGCTGTGGTTGAACCATCTGGTGTCAAATCATCTTTGACAATTGATGCAAAACCAGCGGTTGGATTTTTTCCTAAAAATGGCATTCTATATTACCCTTATGTTTTTTCCATAATTCCTAAAACAACATCCAATGCAGATGCTGTTCCAGCTTGAACCTTGAGTGTATCAGTTGCTTCTAGAATATACTTCTGTCCAGCAAGTGTTTCCAATGTAGTATTCGCTGGAATACTTACATCTTCTAGTAATTGGTGTGTAGTTGTTGCCGATGTGTCACCGAATTGAACTTTGACTGTCACCGCACTACTTGATTTATTAGCGATGGCAAGTCCAAGAACAACTACCTGTGTTGAAGCCGGTGCAGTGTAAAGAGTGTCATATGCACTATTATTTACATTTGCAAGAGCAGCGTTACGAAAGGTATTAGCCATTTTATATTCTCTCTATTAAATATCCGTTAAATGTAGTTTTTCCATCATTTCTATTTAGTGATGATACCACACTTGCATAGTTTAGATTTGTTTCAATAACAAACTCTTTGATGCAACTATAAATGGTTTTACCATCAACTTGTATACACTTTGAGTTTGGATGTTTACTCAAATCATACATTCCTTTTTTTGCATCACTCATTTTTTTTCTAGAGGATTGAGACATTACCTTTCCTCTGTGTTTGTCACCAACTTTCTTCTTTTGTTCATCAGTAACAATTCTTCCAAAACTTCCATCGCCACCTTTTGTGGCATTATATCCACCAACAGTAACAAAAGTTTTTCTTTCCATAATATGTTTAATTTCGGACTCTTTCATTTCTTCTATTGAACTACAAGTTTCTAAAACAAACACTTCAAAATTATCTTTACCATATTTTCTAATTGCTCTATAGAAAGGATATGAATCTTTTTCTCCCTTCCTATAAGCTGCAAGACAATGGTTACGCCATCTTTCTTTTACACATCTACTAGTTAAACCAACATATTCTTTATTGTTAGTTTTGTTTTTGACACAATAAACATACATCATATTATCCTAATGCAATTGCCAATGCTGTTGCGTCATCCTCTGGATCAAAATCTAGTTTTACTCTACTAACTGATCCATTGGCAACAGTATTTAGTGTGTTAGACCCATTCAATTGGATGACTTGAATATTGTTTGTTCCTGCTGGGGGAGCAGAAGAAAATGTGATAACTGAACCAGCACCAGTGTATGCATATGAAGAACCATATCTTTGATAGACATTATCTACAAAGACAGCATAGTTTGCAGCAGAGTTTGCGGCAGGAACTCTTGTCATTGTAAATGCAGTTGTAGAACCATCTCCATTAAACTCATCAATATGTGTTTCAGTATTAGCAGACTGTGCAGTTAGTAACTGTCTACCCATATAGATTACTGATGCTCGTCCAGCTGCATCTGGTGCTTCTGAGAAAGTAATTACTGGTTGTCCATTTACAATAGAAGTATCATAAGAATATTCTGGTTCTTGGACAACACCATCCAACACAACCATCAGTGAAGTTGGTTGTGCAACAGCATAGTCTAAGTTGAACTGTGTAGTAGAACCATCACCAGTTAAAACTTGTCTTTGAAATACACCGTAAGCCGGTTCTGCACCAATATAGTCAGCCATTTATCAATCCTCTAGTACTGGCCAGTCGTTTCCAACTGCAACTACCACATTGTCATCTGAATCTGTAGTGTTAGTGTAGATTGCAATGAAAGCATCAATGTCTGCCGCAGCATCAATTGCAGTGATAATTTCGTCCACTTGTGTAAGAACGGCAGCACGATATGTTGCAACATTACTAGGAATAGCAACGTCACGTTCTGCTTTACGAATCACATACCAATCAGTTGATGCAAGCATTGAGTTTGCAATTTCTCTTGTTTTTTCTTTATGAGTTGTTTTGAGACCTTTTGTGACAATCTGAACACCATCGGCATCCAAGATTGGATCACCATCCTCATCAACTTCATTAACGTCATTGAGATTCTTTGCTGTATCAGCATCCCAATAGTAACGACTATCAAAAGATGCTGGTTCATCTTGCCAAACCATTCCTCTATCTGTTTTTTCTTCATCAGACCAGATTCCCCAATTTCTTGGATGTTGGACACCATCACTGTCTGTCCAAGCACGACCCTCTCTGATTACTCTTCCTGTGTATAACCAAGGCATTTTGTGTTATCTCCTAATTATTTCTTTATACTATTTAGTCGGTTTATCACCGAGCATTACTATATTTGAAAGGCGTTTCTGCGATGGCGAGGTAAATTACATTCGAGCCGTTAATCTCAGCACTACTGCTTCTCAACTTAAAACCGTTTGAAAGAAAATCTACAAAATCTAAAGTTCCTTCCGTATTTGTTATAACTGGTCTTAAATACTTAGTTACTACGTTACTTGGATTACGTTTATTGTCTATAATATACCAATTTGCACTAGTCGCCGCACTACGAAAAAGCACAAATGAAGGCCGGAAGCCGGTGTAGACAAAGGCCCCATCTACATTTGAGTTGCCCGTGAAGCTTCCTACCTTACTGTAGCCATCAACACTATGGAATGCGTACATAATGAAGCTGTGACCGCTTTGGTTAGTGGTTGTAAGATTCGCCTTTAATTCAATCGTGTCTGTGCCATTTGGAATTATCTGTGCAGAGCCTACATGGGCGGTGGTGGTAAAGTAGCCATAGTCATCACCATCGCCAGCGTACTTATGCCAGAGATTCCAACTATTATTGTTAGCGTTAGTACCTTTGTCCTTCATTATAAGAAACTCAGGGGTGCTTGATAGGCCGTGGCCAACCGTCTGACCAGAAGAACCATTACCAGTATAATTAATAATACTAAACCCTGCGGCTGTATTTGCAGTAATCTTATTTGCTGCTATTGTGCCAGCCAAAGCTGATGTTGAAGCAACACCATCAATCAATACCGAACCACTTGTCGGAACGGCGCCAGCACCAGCGCTATTTGTTGCAGTGGGTGTTCCCCCAGCTTTCCAAGCCCAAGTTACATAGTTATCAGTGCTATTATTAAGTAGGTTTCCAACAACCCCATCAGTGATTGTTGTAAATCCATCAGCATCAAAAGAGTTTAATGCATTATAGCTG